ATGGTTGGAAATCCCGGCGGAAAAGACAAAATTAAATGGGCACTCATAAGCTACGTCGGGGTTTTCATTATTCCATTTTTCTTTTACCAGGTCCGGGGGGCATTTTCCGGGATACCGATGGCGGGGGTGTTTTAAATGCCGGCGATTCTAGGATGGCTTGCCGGTGCCGGAATGTACAAAATAGCCGCGCTGGTCGCGACGCTATCGGCTGCCGGGGTCGCGTTTTACCGCTACAGTTTTGAGGTTTGCCTAATGGGCGCCATGGTCGGCCTGCTGTTTTCGATGTTCGGGTTTCGCCTGGCTCGAACCGTTACCCTGTTTTCCTTCGCGCTGTATGTCGTAACGCAAATGCTGGGGGTCGCGGTACGATGATAGACTTTTTTAAGGTTGTCCGCCCGGGGCACAAAACAATTCTAATCCGCCCGGACACCGGTGCCCGGAACTGGCACACCGAAGACGTCGCAAAAACGATTTCGGATGCTTTTAAAATCCCGCTAGACCGCTTTTATTTCGAAGGCTGGCGCGTCCGCTACCGTGTACCGGACCGCGTAACCTGGGAAATCGACTTTACCGCCGATGCCGTCGAATTCCGCATGGCCGTACCCGCCGACCGGGTCGACGCCTGGGTCCGCCGGTTGTCCGGTATCTGGGAAAAGGCGACCATTACCATAGACGACCGGAAGCCGAAGCCCTGGGACCCCAGCAAAACAGCGGTCCGGGAACTTGTCTACCGGCGGCATGACATGTACAGCCTGCACACCGACGCAAAAGATAACCTGCCGCTGCCTTCGGTCCTGCAGACCGTTAAGACCTTAACGGCTGGGGACCGCGCGAAGTTATTCTGCTATTTTGACCCGGTCGGGCGCCTGGAATGGCAGGCCGAATTCCGAAAAGCCTGGGAAACCCTGCGCCGGGGTCGCCAGCCTGTAAAAAGGCTTTCCGACGGTCGGGCGCTGGTCCGCCTGGGGCTTACGGTCGTCGGGCAGATATTCCAGGAAATTATGCTGGGCCTGGCCGACCTTATAAAGTCGGATAACCAGGAAAACCGTTACCGGCAGAAGGAAGTCGACCCGGAAGCCGGGCAGCTGGCGGTCGACCAGCTGACCCCGGCCACAAAGCGAAAAGGGGAATCCGGGGCGCTGCGGACCTTTATCTGGGCGCTGGCCGAAAGCGACGACCCAGGGCGCCGGGAAGCAGCTGCGCGGACCCTGGCCGGGGCCTTCGCGGACCTGGGCGCCGACAACGAACTGGAACCCAGGGAAATAAGAAGTCGAAAAGCGAAGGAAGCGGCCCTGGCTACCGTTACGACAAAAGAGGGACCCCGGATAAAGTTTAACTATTCCATTTTGTCGACCGCCGAAGCGGGTAAGATAATCCAGGTCCCAGGGCGGGAACTGCAGGAAGACTTTCCGCAGGTTAACGGGGTTAAAATCCAGGAAGTAACCCTGCCGGAAGCCCTTTTCGGGGACGACGGGGTCCCGCTGGGCCTGGTTACCGAAAAAGGGGTTACCAGGCGGGCGCGGCTGCCGCTTAACGACCCGGATATCGAATGTAAAGCGGAAGTTTCTTACGGGAATATGGGCAGCGGGAAAACTGGCCGGGCGATAGTTATAACGGTCGAAGGGGTTAAGAACGGGCGGACCGTTTTCCTTTTCGATATGGCCGACGGGCAGGCTATCGACGCGGCCAGGGACGCCCTGCCGGAAGACTTCCCGGAATGGAAAGCCCTGGACCTGGACTTCGGGAATAAAGCCTGGCCGATACCGTTAACCCTTACCGACGTCGCGGTCCGGGGCCGGGCCGGGGGCGACGACGAACTGGCCGCCCTGGACGCTGCCGAAAAGTTAACCGATTACCTTTATACTTTCATTAACCAGCTGGCGACCAGCGAATTTTCCGACCGAATGGAATATTTCCTTTCACCGGTCGGGAAGGGGGTCCTTTCGAACCCGCGCCGGGGGCTGCTGGACGTTATACTGGCGCTATCGTCCCCGACATACCGGGAAGACCTGCTGGCCGACCCGAAGGTTAAGGCCCAGCCGGAAGTCGTCGACGTCCTTCGGGAACTGCAGCGGAAAGCGGTTACCGGGGCCGATAAGACCCTGGTCCAGCCGATTATCGACCGGCTTAACCTGCTGGCCGGTAAAAGGACCCTGGCGAATATTTTCCTGCAGCCGGAAAAGCTGCAGCCGGACGGTCGTCCGCTTTTAGACTTTCGGGCGCTTATGGATAACGAACCGGTCGGGGACCAGGTCGCGGATAAATACGGTTATTTTGTAGGGCTGCGGGTCCCTAAAGCTGAACTGGGCCGGGAAGGGGTTAACCGGGTCGCGTCGTTTCTGCTGGCTAAAATCTGGCTGGCGACCCTGTCCCGCCTGGATACCGGCCAGGGGGACCGGCGCCCGTTTTATACCATTATCGACGAACCGCATAACTGTTTAGAGGGGACCGGGCCGCTTTTAGACGGGGAAGTCGGGGTCGAAGCCCGTAAGTATAGAAATAAAATGGTCTTTTTAGCCCATAGCGCCGAACAATTCGGGCGATACCGGGCCGGGATATACGCGGGCGGGCCTTTCTTTACCTTCTTTAAAACTGAATACCAGAAAACATTCCTGGACCACGCGGAAAAGCTGGCGCCGTTGGAAGCCCGGTCCTTATATGAGCAGCTGCCGAAGCGCTGGACCGCTGCGGTTAAAATGGAACTGCCGGGGGTCGATACCCTGCCCGCTTTTATCTGCAAAATGGAAGCGCCGCCGAAGCCGGTAAAAGACCGCCGACATATTCGGACACAATGTTCCAAAACTTTCGGAAGGAACTGGAAAGAAGTCGTCGAAGAAATCCAGGAAAAGCGACGTATTATTTTTAATGACGAAGCCTGGCGCGAACGTAAGCAGGCCGAAGCCGAAGCAGCGAAGGAAGCGGCCAGGGAAGCGAAAAAGGAAGCCAGAAAAAAGAAAGGGGAATAAGTTATTATGGAAGTCTGTCCGAACTGCGAAAGTAAGCGCGTTATTAAAATGGGTAAAGGGGTTATGGCCCTGGCTATCGCCTGCGGGGGGTCCTTTATGTTTTTCGTCCTGGGCTTTTTGTTTCCGCTATTCTGGGCCGGGATACCGGCTTCCTGGGTCCTGGCCGCCCTTATGCTGCTGGGGGCTTCGGTCTATCAATGCCAGGACTGTAAAAAGACCTGGCCGGTCCCGAAAAAGGCAGCAAAAACCGCGTAAAGTCCCCAGCCGGGGGCTTTTTTATTTTGCGTTTTCAGTAAAGAAGTATTGACTTCTTTACCATTATAGTTTAAACTATAAAAAACGGCAAACGAAAGGGGTTTTACGAAATGACAATGGAAAGTATTATCGCCCAGCTTTACAAGGTATTCGACCAGCTTAACGACAAATTATTCGAAGGCTGCCTGCCGAAATGTATGCTAACCGTCCAGGCCGAAGGCCGGAAACATGGAATTCTAGGCTGGACCACAGTTTACAAGGTCTGGACCGGCGGCGAAGCCGGGGACCAATGGGAAATAAACCTGGTCGCTGAATACCTGGACCGCCCTTACCTGGAAGTTATCGCGACCCTGCTGCATGAAATGGTCCACCTGGAAAACCTGTCAAAAGGGGTTAAGGACGTAAGCGGCTTCGGTTACCATAACGCGAAATTCAAGGAAGCAGCCGAAGCGCGCGGCCTATGGGTTAAAAAGCATACGAAAGCCAGCTGCGGCCTGGCCTGGACCGGACTTACCGACGAAACCGTCGCCCTGGTCGAAGCGCTGGACTTCGATAAGGAAGCCTTCAAGGTCCGCCGGTACCATATCGGGGAAATCGGGACCAGGGCGCCCGGCGCCGACGACGGGGAAGGCAGCGAAGGGAAAGCGACCCCGGTAAAACCGCCGAAGCAAAAAACAAAAATGAAAAAATGGTCCTGCGGCTGCACGAATGTCCGCTGCGCGGTCGACCTGGAAGCGACCTGCGGGAAATGCGGCCAGAAATTCGAACTGCAGGATTAAGGGGACCCGAAAGGGTCCCTTTAAAATTTTTACCAGTCGACATATTTTTCGCGCGCACCTGGGCAAACTATGTTATAATTCTTTCTGCTTACCTTATTCCTTTTGTTTTACGCCGAAGCCCGGAAAAACTTCCGGGCCTTTTCTTTAACTTTTTAGTAAAGAAGTATTGACTTCTTTACCGCTATAGTTTAAACTATAAAAAACGGGGTTACGAAAGGGGATACAAAAATGGCAGAATACAAAACGGTTAAGGTCCCGCAAATGGACGGGCAGGATTTAACGAAGGCCCAGGAAATCGAAATCATTAACAAGTTTTACGAAGCCCTGCCGGAAGGGTCTTACCTTAAAAGCATATTCAAAGGGCTGCCGGGTTACTGCGAACAGCAAATTGAAAACGACTGGGGTATTTCCCCGCTGGAAACTATCGACCACCAATACAAGGAAGCCGGGGAACACCGGGCAAAGGTCGCCCAGGTCGAAAAGGAACGGGACGCGGCCCTGGAAGAAAGGAACCGCGCGCAGCAGGAAGCGAAGGCCGCGACCGAAGCCCTGGCCGCCCAGAAGGACCTTACCGAAAACTGGGTTAAGTCCTTCAAGGAAAAGCAGCTGGAAGCCCACGAACTGAACGCGAAGGTCCAGGACCAGGCCCAGGAAATAATCAAACTGAAAGCGAAACTTTACGACCTTATGGTCCAGGGCCAGTAAAACCCGACGAAGTCCCCAGCTGGGGGCTTCGCGCTTTTTTCGGAAAAAGTTAATAAAGAAGTATTGACTTCTTTACCGTTTTAGTTTAAACTATAAAAAACGGGATACGAAAGGGGTCCGATAAAATGTTTAACGAAAATATCCGCGAATTCTTACCGGAGCAACAAAAAGAGGGTTACCGGGGGTTTTATCCCTGCACAGAAAAAGAGTGGTCCGACCTGCCGCTGCCTATGCGCTGCAGCACTTGGAACCCGAAAGTAAAAGCGGTTATATTCGAAGTCTGGTTTGATAACTACAAAATAAGCGCCGATGTCCACGTCCACCCGCAAAATGTGTTTAAGGCCCTATTTTGTTCCAGCGAAGGAAAAACCCAGCTATACACGGTTAAAGCGGTCGAATGGGAAGGCGGGGGCTGGACCTTCGCGAAATGGATGCAGGACACGACGACCGGGGCCTTCGCGATATACACGATAAGCGGGAACCTGGTCGGCAGGCAGGGCGGATACGGCGGTTTTGTACCGGAAAACTGTTATAAGAACGACGCGGACGAATGGCGGCTNAACAGCGGTTACGATAGGGCGAACGGAATCTGCCAGGCGACGCTTTAAGGAAACCGGCCAGCCGGGGGCCGAAGCCCGGCAGAAATGGAGGGTTAGAGAATGAAAGTAGTCGGAAACTTGACCAAAGAAGACCTGCAAACTGCAGCCGAAGAAGGTCACTTTATTTATGACCCCGATTATCCGACATGCAGCGACCTGGACGGGGCTAACGCTCGGCGGTACCTGGAGAGTAGGGGGTTTGAGGTTGTTAGAAACTATGATTGCGGCAATAACGGCTGGGCTTTAACGTCTTGCGGGATTGTTCTTTCTACCAACGGCTTCATACACAAGCCAACGGAAGACGTTTACACTAAGATATTAAACGGAAAAGCGTTTAAATACTAACGAAGCAGGCCTGCCGGGGGCCGAAAACCCCGGCAGAAAGGAAGGGGTAAAATATGCTTAATCCGTCGGTACTGAAGCCGGGGCAGGAACAGTATGAAAAATTCACTTATAGGGGTAAGGCTAGGGTGCAGTACGATTTCCGCGATACTAATGGAAAACTATACTCCACGGTAGCAGGCACGTTGGACCAGGCCAGGGAAAAGGTAATGAGGCAGATAGAAAAGGAAAGAGGCTAGCGAAGCCAGGACCCCATAACGGGGTCTTTACTTCTTTACCTCAATACGATACAATAGACCCGAAAGGAGTTGATTCGATTGGCAAAAGGTAAAGACCTGGGGCCGCTGGACAATTTTAATACAAAGGTCAGGCTGTCCACGTTGGCCGATATCAAAGACTTCCAATACCTGACCAGTAAGGGCCAGCGCGAAATATTGGAAGAATCCCTGGAACTGTGGGAGGCCCAAAAGCTGACCCAGCAGCAAAAGGATAAGCTAAAGAGTCTTCGAGAGCTGCGCGGTTAAATTCGACAGCCAAGGACAAGAAAACCCTGGAAAATTCAGGGTTTTTTCTTTTTTCTAAAATAGTCCTAAATAGT